TGCATCCCCCAGGTGCGGCAGCTCGCGATTCACGCCCTGCCCTGCATCCCCCAGGTGCGGCAGCTTGCGATTCACGCCCCGCCCTGCATCCCCCAGGTGCGGCAGCTTGCGAAGGTGGCCATCAATCACCCGCCATGGACCGGGGCCAAACGGATCACCGATGCCGCAGGCGACCACGTAAAGCCACCAGCCGGCTGCCTTGGCGTCATGGGCCTCGGGATCGCCCTCAAGCCATGCCACCAGGTCAGGCGTGCGACGCTGCTGCAGCCATGCCAAACGGGCGTGGTAGTCGATCTCGGCCACCGGGCCCCAGGCATGATGGGCCACCTCGGCGGGGCTGAGCTGGATGGCTCGCCAGGTGTTGACCAACCACCCGTCAGCATCGTTCAGGGTTTCAACCCGGCGGCCAGTGAAGTCAGGGCGGGCCAGCAGTACGGCGGCAGACCCGGCAAAGGGCTCGACATAGCCGGCGGGATCGCCGAGGGCCTGCCAGATACGGGGCGCGGCGCGGCGTTTGCCACCGAAATAAGGGAAAGGGGCGGCCAACGTCACGCCGGCCCCACGCGATGCACTTCCCAGTAGGCGCCAGGGCCTGCCTGCAACTTGGCCTCGACCAATCCGTGTTTCATCAGCGCGGAAATGCGGCGGCTGACTGCGGATTGCGTGCAGCCCCAGCGGGCCTGCATTTCTGCCGTGGTTATCAGCGGGGTCAGGCCGGCCTGGAAGCGTGGCCCTAGCCAGTAGACCAGATCCAGGCAGTCGAGCAGGGCGCTATCGGGCACCCAGGCGCGCCGAAACAGCAGGGCAGGCACCAGGACGGAGCGGTAACAAAAGTCTGGAGCTGTCGTCATGCCGGCCCCACGCGATGCACTTCCCACCAGGCATTGCGGCCGGAGTGGTAGGTGGTATCGACCAGCTTGGCAGCCTTGAGCGCATCCATGCGCTTGATTGCCTCACTATTTGAGCGGCACCACCAGGCCCGGCGCAGCTCTATCAAGGTGATCGGCTGGGGGATGATGTCGGGATGAAGTGTCTCCAGCTCTGCGGCCAGGGACAGGCAGTCCAGCAAAACGTCATCGGCAACCATGCCTCGGAGGGCGAGGGTGGTGCACAGAACGAAGGAGTCGATCATTTGGTGGCCTCGATAAAATTTGTAATGATGCCGCGGCAGGCTTTTGTCACGTCGCCCACGGGCTGGTCTGCATTGACGCAGACCCAATCCCGTTGCATGGCCAGCTCCAGGAACCCATCGGCCACGCGGGCCAGAAACTCTGCCCCCTCCCTCTCGATGCGATCGGCCAGTTGGCCACCACGGCGGCGGCGGGACTCGGCGAGGGACACATCCAGCCAGATGGTTAGGTCGGGCTGGAGATCGCCGGTTGCGATGACCTCCAGGTCCTGGATCGCGCCGAGATTTAGCCCCCTGCCATAGCCCTGGTAGGCGGCTGTTGATCCGGTGAAGCGGTCGCAGATCACCCAATAGCCGGCATTGAGAGCCGGGCGGATGATCGTGGCGACGTGCTGGGCGCGGTCGGCTGCGTAAAGAATCAGTTCCGTTATGGGCTCGGGTCGCACGGCGTCGGGAGGGTGCAGCAGCAGCTCTCGCAGTGCCTGGCCCAGGGCCGTGCCACCAGGCTCACGGGTTGCCACCAGCTGAGCGTCTGGGGGCATCAGGCCGCTGGTGGGCAGCCAGTCGCGCAGGGCCTGTAGCTGGGTGGTTTTGCCGCAGCCGTCGATGCCTTCCAGCACGATGAAGGTGCCTCTGGTCGGGGTCATCGGTTGCTCCACCAAACGCGACCCCAGGCATGATGGTCGGAAGGGTCTGAGTTGATCCAACGCAAGCGGCCAAAGCAGCCAATCTCTGGAGTGGCAACGACCGGCCAGTAGGGCAATCGACTGGGGTTGTGGTTAATGACCATGGTCGCTTCGTGCTCCCAGCGCCTCCAGCGCCGGGGGGTCAGCAGGCGGACAATGGTGTGAAGGGTTGGGCTCATGGTTGAATCCCGTGCGGATAAAGTTGAATAACAATTTGGTAAACAAAAAGCAGATCCAAAACACTGCCCAAGCGTCCCGCTTCACGCCTCCCCCTCCCCAGCCTGGGGCGCTGACCCAACACCAAACACCGCCATGGTCTGGGAATCCCACGGCCCGACCGCTGCCCGTTTGAGCACAGTTACGACCGTGCCGACGCCGTCCTGAAACGCCTCCCCAAGGAGCCCGCTATGGCCGCCTGAGTAATCGTGGCAGCCCTGGGCCAGGCGGATGGCGTCCAGGAATGTGGGATGGGGTGGCTGGACATCCCCAGCCTGGGGCGCTGGCAGTGGAATGGCGCACAACTGCATGTCGCATTTGTATGCGCCGGCGCCAGGGTCTTTCCATCCATTAAATGAGCCTCCACGTTTCATGGCGTTTTCAAACTCATCAGAACGGCACCAAGCCACCGGCACCCCCTGCAGAGCGGCCAGCTCGGCGGCTTGCTGCTGCTTGGCCCAGGCAATGGCCAGCAGGGCCGACGTGCGCCAGGTGGGTTCGCCGCCGGATCGGTACTCCGCAAACGCGGCGTCCTTCCATTGCCCCATCAGTTCGTCGCTCGGCACCTCCCCCGGCTCCGGCGCGGGCGGGGTGGTGGGGTGGCCCCATTGAGCAAGGCGCTCGTTCATTCCCTGTTGGCACGCAGCCTTGGCATCGTCTACGGAATTGAACGCCCCGAACCAATCTCCCCAGGGCGTCTCGTCAACGGTTGGGCTGTCATATTCATTCCAGCTTTTCCAAGTGATTAGGAATCGACCGAACGGCGTTTTAGCAATGCAATGGTCATATCTACACGTCTCGCTGGGTGGCATGTTGTCGGTCCATTGAAGGCTTGGCCCCTCCCCCTCCGGCTCAGCCTTCAGGGCGGCGCGGGCGTTAAAGAAGGCGCCGTCCCACGCGCTAGTTGTGGCGTGCCGATGGCTGAGTTCGATTAACCGCTCCAGGGCGGTGCGGATGGCGGGGGGTGTGGCTGGTGTCTCCGGCTCAGCTTTCAGGGCGACAGCGGCGGTGGCGCGGGCCTGCGCCCATGCCAGTTGCTCAGATGTATCCAACGAATCCCACTGGTTAAATTCGTCGGCTTGGGCGTTCCATTGCTGCCGAAGGTCATCCTCCGAAAAGGGGCCCAAAGGAATGTCGTCACTGGTCGTGGCGGCTCGAAAGGTTGGGGTGGTCATGGGCCTCTGGTGAGTGATTTTGATTCGATCGGGGGCGGCCATCAGAAGGGGATCTCATCGTCTTTTGGCTGGCTGCCCAGGGGCGCTGTGCCCCATGTCGATGCTGCTGCCGGTGCGGCAGGGCGGGCTGCTGGGGGGGCAGCCTGCTGTCCCCGGCCTGGCTTGGCCATCAGCTCAAACGCCTCGACGTTGACCACCACGCCGCGCCGTTCTTCGCCGGTGTTGCGATCTGTCCAGGTTTCGGTTTCTACTTGGCCGTTAACATTCACCAGGTCGCCCTTACGGGCAACATCAGCGAAGGACTGGGCCTTGTCATTCCACAATTTCAGCTTGAAGCCATAGGGCTTTTGCCCGTCGTCGCGTTTCTGGCCGGGGCGGTTCACCAGCAGCCGGGCGTTACAAACACTGGCGCCAGACCCGAAATACTTCATCTCAGGATCAGCGGCCAGGCGGCCGATAAAACGCCACTGATTGCATTCGATTAGCTGGGTTAGGAGGTCGTTTGGTGCTGGTGCTGTCATGTCGGGTGATTGGTGAGATTAAGTTGATCAGCCAAGGTCAGGCGGACCAGCCGATAGGTGGGTCTTCGGGATCGTCGGCAGGGATCTCGGGGTCGGGCTCGGCAGCGGCAGGCGCTGCATTGAATTTCTCGACGGTCTGAGGGCTGATGCCCTGTTTGGCGATCCTGGCCAGCACATCAGGCGGTGCGCCCCCTAGGTCGCTGGTGTTGCCCTGGCTGTATTCCAGAACAAACGCGGCAATGCCTGCATCAGTCAGGCCAGATTGGCAGCAGGCGGCATAGGCCTGGGCCACCAGGTCTTCGGTGGGTGGCGCTGCCACTGGCGCCGGGGCGGCCAGAGCAGCAGGCAACGGCTGCACCTTGTAGGGCACGCGCTTCCCACGCGAGGCCGTGAGGATGACTGTAATCGGCCCGTTGATGTGCGACAGATGCGACAGTCGGATTCCGCCTACTTGCTGGCCCCCGTACATGGCCCCGGGTTCCCTAAAAATAGTAATTTCTCGCCCAACGTAGTGCGAAGAATCGGGACCCCAAGCTTCTGCCAAGACTCGGCGCATGGATTTGCAGGGTCGCCAAGGCCTGCCGTTATCACCGTCAAAATGGATCGATACGGGCTGCTCTGATTTGAGGGCAACGTCTACCTTCGTAACCGTGATGGTGCGCGGGCCAATAATCAAATCATCGGCATTCATTTGATCGGACTTCGGCGCCAGTGTTGCAGTAATGTCCATCAGAAAATCTCCTGCTCAGGTTGGATAGGATCGGTTGCTGGGAAAATGTCGGCCATCAAGGTGTAAAGCCTCATCATCCGCTGCAGTTCAGCCTCAGCGGCCTTTGCTGCGGCAATCAGTTGTGCAATCGCCAGTTCGTCACGCTCGCAGCGGTGAATGAACAGCGGCAGTCCGGGGGCGTAACTGATGTAGTCGCACCAGGCGCGGCCAGTGACAGCAAGCCCCGCTTGCACTTGCGGCACATACTCGGCTGGCACCTCATTGCTTAGCAGCGATCGAAGGTGGTTCTTCTGCCGGGGGCTTTTGATCTCAATCAGGCCGTCATCACCCATTAGCCCGTCGGGGCTGTAGCCGATCACGGTGCCGTCGAAATCACAGGTGACAAATCCGCACTCCTGCACCGGTGCTCGGTGCTGGGCGTAGATGTCACGGGCCAGCGGTTCCAGCAGGTGGCCGCGTGCCATGTCGTCGCCGTAGAAGCTGGGCTCGCTCTCACCGGTGATCCGCTCGGCCAGCAGCTGCAGCAACTGGGCGCGGCTGCTGTCGTTGTTGGCAGGCTTGCCGGTGCCAGTGAGAAGGCGGCTAATGGCAGATGCCGTGATCATTCCCCGGCGCAGCGCGTGCCATTCGTCGCTGCCTTGCTCGATGTGGTGGTGATAAATCGGAGTTGTTTTCATGTTTCCCCCTGGCTGCTTGACTTCATCCTGCGCCAATCGTCGATCATCCACTGGATGGCGCCAGACCTTTTCAGGTTTTGCTCAAGCATCACGACCCGAACATCGCCTAGCTGAACATCGTTCAGGGAAATGGTCATTGATGTCCGTCGCTTTGGTGGGTTGTACTGCCGTGCCCGTTTGGGGCGCATCGGGTTTGCCATCAGGACGACAGTCCCCTTTCGCGTGCTCGGCGAGCTTGCCAGTTGCGTTGGCGCAAGGCGTTCTGAAACTCAACATCATGCGATGTTTCCGCCCTTGACAATGGAGCCCGGTAAAAATTTCTGGGGGGTGTTGGCTGGTTGATCTTTTCCCCCAGCGCATCACGAATCTTGCACAATTCCTCCCAGGCGCTTTTGTCGTCAAGGGCGTTAATCTGCGCTCGGTGCTCGGCTTCGGCCATGTCTGCAGATAGCCGCCGATGATAGTCAACTTCCCCTTTCATTCGCCCCAGACGCGAAGGACCAGGTTGGTAATCATGGGGCCTGTCAGCTTGGCGCAACCAATAGCAAATAGCACCATAAACACAATCGAAAGAAAGTCAAGAAACATCATTGCCCAACCCTCGCAACGTTGGGCGCGGGGCAGCTGTGACGGCCGAAGTGGACGCCAACCAGAACGCTCGCGCCTGCGAGGAAAGCTGCAGCAAACAAGCCGAGAAGGGCCTTTTCGGTCTTGGTAAACCCAGGCGCGGGGGCAATCCCGGTATCAAGCTGCTCAACCAAGTCGTCGAGCCCATCGGCTGCAATGTTTAGTGATTGAATGCAACGGCTTGGGCTGATGCGGTCCCAAACACTGCGGAGGCTTGTGAGCCGCCTCAAGATGTTGTCCAGTTTGTGAGCCGGAAGCAATGGCCGAATCGCCATGAATGGATGGGCGAGGGACCCCAGAACAATAACCCAAAACCACGCTTTAAAACACGTTTTGAAACACGCTTCAAAACGTGAAACCGTGGGGGCCATGGCCAGACCCTTTGCAGCAGCTAGCTAACGGTGGGATTGTGACAGGTTGCTAAGTGGTTGGGGGATGGGGTGCTGGGGCGTCACAGGTGCGTTATTGTCTGTTCACCGGAGGCGAGAGCCTCCACCGCACTCCCACCCATGGGCGCCATCGCTGACACCCTCCGCGCCACCCTGCGGGACCTGGCACAAGCCGACGCCCGCCTCTACCGGGGCCTGGCCGACGAGCTGGGGACAACCGCCCCGGCGCTTCCTGGCGCTGCCACCGAGGCCGAGCTGGCTGCTGCCGTGGCTCTCCTGCGGGCCCACGGCTACCGGGTCACGCCACCCGGGGGGTGAGCCCCCAGGGGGCCAATCACAACAATCTGTGAACTGGCCCCCCCATACCGCCTTACCCTGTCACGGGTGCGTTACAGTCAATTCATCGGAGGCGAAAGCCCCCACCGATCGCCAGCCGGCTACAGGCGTCAAACCGAGCCGAACCGCCCCAGCAGTCCGGGGCAACCAACCACCACCCTCGCCTCTCCAGTCATGACCGCCGCCATCGCTCTTCCCACCGTCACGATCGAAGGCATCGTCTACCAGATCATCAAAGAAAAGGATTTCACTGTTACCCCCGATCAGGTGGGCTGGTGCCAATCGCCTGTTATTCGGCAGTGGCTGACCCTAAAACGCCCTCGCGGCAAACGCTTCTACAACGCTGTTCGTTACGAGTCGGGCCGGTACAGCTCAGCCGCCTGACCCCACCCTGACCCTTGCCCGCTGGCCCCGCCCCCTCGGCCAGCCTGCAGCGCTCAGCTGCGTTTTTCAACTTACAAAAACACCCATCCAATGAATGACTCTCGCTATCAACTTCTGCAAGAAACTTCTAGTCTTTGTGCCGATCTCTTGCAAGCAAGCGAAGAAGCACGACGCGCTTCTGCTAAACAAATGGAAATCAGGCAAGAAATCGGAAATGCACGAAATTTAATTAACAATCTTGAGCATATTGAAAAAAACGCAGGAAACGACTATGAATTAAAGCGACAGATTGTTAATGAGTGCTACGCACGCTATCAAGCGGCCAAAGCAAATCTTGATTCCATAGATCAATCCGCCCCAGCCTTAACCCTCTGATCCCTGCCCCCCTCGGCCAGCCTGCAGCGCTCAGCTGCTCAATCCACCATTGACACCCTCAAGCCCCAACCGCCATGGATCACAAGCAAATTATTAACCAAGCCATTGAACAAGTCCTATCTGAACGACTACTGCTATCTCCCGGTGATACAGCTTGCCATTCCAGCGATAGCATGAGCTACGTGTTTCATAAGTACGAGAACGGCAGCGCTATCGTCGGATGGGATGGCGTAACCAAGTCATTCCCAATGAGAGAAGTGTTTGACCCAAACATTGTGCAAGCAAGAGCGATAGACATAAAGCTTGGCCTTGCTTGATTCCATAGATCAATCCACCTAGACCCCCTGCCAGGCGCCGTGAGCTTGGCGGATCCGTTCCATCACCACTTATCCCGATCATGCACCTTTATCAAGTCGAAGCACACGACGGCAAGTCCTGGGCTTTTGGGATTCGCGTCAACGCCAACAACTTGTTGCCCGAGTTCTGCGCTCTTGCCAAGGCGGATCGATTTACAAGCCAAGCCGAAGCCTTGCGATTGCGCGATCTAGCCGCCCGCCTGTGCGGCGGATCCTTGCGCGTGGCTCGCGTGCGGGTTGCGGCCGGTGGGCCTGGAGGCACTTTGAGCTTTGTTGGTGCTCGCTGATGCTTGACCCCACCACCATCCCCTTCTGCGCCGACTGCGGGGGGCAAGTCCCCGAGCCAGCCGAACGCTGGCCCGCTGCCTCCGCTGGCATCGTCTGCCAGCTGTGCTGGGAAGCCCAGTGCTCCCGGCAATGGTGGGTCATGGTGAAGCTCCTGCCGGAGGAACCGGGCCATGACTGACCCCACCAACGCCGAACGCCAGCGCCGCTACCGCGCCCGTCGGGCCGGCCGGTTGCCCCCGGTGGAGCTGTGGCGCTGTGTTACCTGCCCGCGAGTTCACACCGGCATTCATGGCAACCACTGCTGGGAGTGCTGGGAAAAGCACGACCCGGCTGGCCGGCTCGCACGGGCTCAGCGAAAACGCAATCAACGGACCAGGGACAGGGCCAGGGCCAATCTGGACAATCCGTGAACTGTCCCCCTGCATCTCTACCACCCTGTCACAGGTGCGTTACTGTATGTGGACAGGGGAGAGATCCCCACTCAGCAGCCCAGGGGCTGCCCTGAAAATGGAAGCCACCACCGGCGCTATCAGCTCCATTCCAACCATCTGCGGGGAAGACACGCTGGATCTTGGCCAGCGGGTATGGGTGAACGGCATGGCGCCGATGGAAGGACTCAACGGCCAAATCGTTGATTCGATGCCTGGAGTGATTACCCGCTTTCACAAGGAGCCCGCTGGCTGGCTGGTGGAAGTTGAGCAGCGTGGCAGCTTGGTGCTGCCGATCCAAGGCGATGCTTTCCGCTGCTTCTTCAGGCTGAACCAGGTCAGCGCCGCCTGACCCCCAGGCCCGCCGGAGCCTATCCGGCAACCTTTCACACCCTTTCGCATCATTCCCATGACTGCTTTCAAGATCGAAACACTCACCGACGACGGCTGGACCGATGACGCCAGCCTGCTGGGATTCGGCGTCAGCCAATTTGACGACAACCGCTGGCCAACACAAAACGCTGCGCTGGACGCCTGCGCTGAGCTGTGCGCGGTGCTGGACCCGACCCGGTTGCGGGTGGTGCCAGCCTAGTTTCCACGGCATCACGGGGCCACCACCGGCCCCCTGCTGCCCTGCAGCATCACCATTTGCCCTCCACTTCAATGGACATTGACGACATCAACAACGCCCGCAGCTTTGCCGAGGACGCGGCGGCAAACCTGGAGGATCTGCAGACCACTGAGTGGTGGCTGCACCTTGACGAGGACATCAAGATTGCCCTCTGCACGGCCCACGCCATGTGCCGGACCATGGCGCACACGATCAAGATCCTGATGCCTACGGCGGCGTTGGATGGCGACGAGTAACCGCAGCATCACCGGGGCCATGGGGCCCCTTTTAGTCCTTCAACCCTCAACCCTCAAATGAAAACGCTTCTCAAAGACCTTCTCAAAGACCTTCTGCAAGACCTTCTCAAAGACCTTCTGCAAGCCGACTGGGCCCCCACCATGCGGGGCATTGCTTGGGCCGTGGGCCATGCCGTCATCATTCCAGTGGCGGTCGTCACCGTGCTCGCCGAGTGGCTGGCGTTTACCTGGCGCAGGCCCCTGGCCGGGGTGCTGGCGCTGGCGCCGGTGCGGAAGTCGATGACCTATCCCGAGCTTCAGGAAGAGCTGCTGGAGCGCGTTGCTCAATCTTTTGGCTTGACCGCCCATGAGCTGCTGCGGCCCATCGAATTTGCTTACAGCTCCCCGAATTTGACCACCAGCGATCTGAATAAGGCCGGGTGTTCTATCTCTGAAACAGAACTCGGCCCCATGACTAGCCGCATGGACTTCGGCGTGGCCCGCCCAACCCTGCCCGTGGCACCCCGGCGCCCGGTCCTGGCCCCGGCACCCCGCAGGCAGCGCCGGGGCACCAAGCGCCCCCAGAACCCTGCCTGACGCGCAAAAAAAGACCCCCGGCCAGGAAGCTGCCGGGGGTCCACCCTCACGAACAAGACTCTACAACCCATGCTCGGCACCATTTCCCCCCCCCACCTATTCACCGCCACCGATGACCAACCCTGCAGCCCCATCAGAAGACTGGGCAAATGCCATTACAAATTTTGTTGACGAAATTGGAGGCGATGGCCCTGGCCTTTGGAAATGGGCTGGAATTGCCCCAACCCCGAAAGAAGTTGTAGACGAATTGCGATTACTTTTTAAACACTCCGAACAAAGAGCTACGGCCAGCGGCGCCCGCTCCGTTCTGAAGTTTGACCCGCAGGACAGGGACGGATCCATCCGGCTTGCCTGGGGTGACATGACCCCAGACCAGGCCGTAAAAGGGCTAAAGGCGCTGGTCGGCCATCTGAAAGGCCATGCCGCCCCGCCAGTACCGCAAACATCTGCGCCAGGTGCTGAATTTCTCAGGCCCACCATGGATGAAGTGATGGGACTGGCCAAGATGTTTGGAGTGGAAGTCAACGACTGCCACGCTCTTATGTGGTTGGTGGTGACGTCCATCGCGGCATGGGGGGATGCCCCATGAACCAACCCATCTCCAGCCTGCTGTGCATGATCACCACTCCCGGCAGTGCGTCCGACAAACGCTGGCGCCCATCGCTTCAGCCGCAGCCATACCAGGCGGAGGCGATTAAGTTCATTGAGCGTGGCGACAAAAACGATCAATTTGGCTTTGTGGACCCATTTTGGGGGCAATGGAATCTTTGCGTGATCGGTCGCCGGGCACAAGTCAACATTGGCCCTGTTTACTTGCTGGCATTTCACATTTCCGACCAATCCCCCACTCTGGGCCGTAAGCGCCGTGTTCGCCGCGCCAGGGGGCGCCAGATCCAAACGAACCGCCAAGGAGGGCTCAATGCTTAAGAACGACCGCTGGATTGCTGCCCAAGCCGCTGCCGGCATGATCGAGCCGTTTCAGCGGGAGCTGGTGCGGACCATTGAAGTGCAAACCTCGCGCACCCATGGAGGTATCTGGGCCGACGTGCCAGCGCTTTCCTTCGGCACCAGCAGCTACGGCTACGACATCCGCCTGTCACCGGCCGAGTTCCTGACCTTTCGCCATGTGCCCGGTACGGTGATGAACCCCAAGCGATTCAATCCCGCCAACCTTGAGCCGGCTCCCCTGCACCAGGACAAAGACGGCCGCTACTTCATCTTGCCGGCCCACACCTATGGCCTGGGGGTGGCGCTTGAAAGGCTCCGGGTGCCGCCCAACATTACGGTCATTTGCCTGGGTAAAAGCACCTACGCACGATTGGGTATCATCGCCAACATGACCCCGGCCGAGGCCGGCTGGGAAGGGCACCTCACCCTGGAGTTCAGCAACTCATCAGGGGCCGACTGCCGCATCTATGCCGATGAGGGCATCTGCCAGCTGCTCTTCTTTGAGGGGGATCCTTGCGAGACCACCTATCAGGACCGGGCTGGGAAATATCAAGCGCAGCCGGAGCAAGTGGTCATAGCGCGGGTTTGATGCAAACAGGCATGAAAAAGCCCCTGGCTGGTGCTGGGGGCTTTCTGGTGTCAGGTCATGGCTCAATCCTCAGCTCGCATTCCTCCATAACAACCTCAGGCGGCTTAACCACCCCATCAGCAGGGTCAGGCCTAACCCGCCGCTGGCAATCAGCGCAGCCATAGGCCCAGTCAAACTGCCCGTTTTCCTGGATGCCGGCACCGGGGCAGCCGAGCACCTCCCAGCCGTGGCTGCGGACGTGAGCGGGGCGCGGCTTCCAGTGCCAAAACTTTAGCCGTCCAGCTTTGCGCATGGCCTGGATCCTGGAATCAATGCGGCGCCAGTTGCCTCCAGCGGCGGCCACCAGAACGGCGCTGTTAGTTGGATGCCCGTCCTGGTCTCGCAGATGGCACCAGATCAGCCAGTCCAGCTCGTCGTTGCTCACGGGGTCAGACATCGGGCCTCCGCAGTTCACGGGCGATAGCGATCGCCATGGCCTCCTTGTCGGGGCCGATCGGTTGCCATCCTGCCTGGATCTCGGGCTGGTGGGTCCCGACCCCATCGAGCGGGTCGGCGGTGGTGCTGGCGCCCCCGTACAACTCGCTGAAGTAGGCGGCGATTTCGTGGGCAGCAGCAGCGGCCATGGCGAGGCAGCGAACGCACGGGGCTGGGCAAGGGGGGCCGTTGTCCTGGGCTTGGCAGATCGCCAGGGCGATGCGGTCGGAAAGCGTGGGGGCAACCGTGGCCGGCTGCTGGGGTGACGGGCAGGCCGCCCACGGCGCTGCCTTCTGCGGCGCTGGCATGTCACACCAGGGGCCATCGCTGCGGTATTGCCAGGACCCGTCGGCGTTCTGGCGGACGGTTGAGCCTGCCGGGATTGGGGGGAATTGGTCAGACATCACTCCCCCCCCCCAGCTAAGTGGCGATGGCGCGAACCTGGCCATAGTGGCACGGATGGCGGCGGCAAGGGCTGGCGCTGTGCCGAGAGTGGTTTCGTAGGCGTCCAGCACCGCCTGCGCGGCGGAGCTCAGTGGCTTGGGGGTGGTCACGGCCCAACCTCCCGGTCCTGCGGTTCAACCCACTTCAACCCGATCGTGTCGAACAGCTCCCGCTCAGTGCGGCAGGGAACAATCGACCCGTCCTCACGGCGCAACAGTCCGCCCTCAGAATGAAAGCCGGCACGCTTCCAGGCTGTCGCCAAGCGCAGGTGCGACCAGTCAGCGGAGCCAGTCCTGATCGCCAAAACCAAGCCATATCCGTCCGGGTGGGGCATGAACAGATCCAATTTCAATCCGCAGGAGAGCAACCTCTGGGTGTACCTGCCATCAGGGGCGCCCTTGAGTCCAGGCCACTGCCCAACAGCCTGGGCAAACCCACCGGCAAACAGCGGGGTCGATTCGAGGGGCGAGCGATCGGGTAAGCAGACGATCTCAAGGTCGCCGATCGTTGGGCGCTGCCGGCGACCACTGCCGGCTAGGTCGGCTTTGTGGCAGTGGGGCCGCAGGATGGCCAGCGTGTTGGCGGCAATGTCTAGGGCCTCGGCCAGGGGGATGCGGGGGCCGGTGCTCATGGCTGCACCCCCGCCCCAGGCACCGGCACGGGATGTGCCCGCAGCCAGGACTCGGCGATGGCGCGGGCTTCGCTGCCCAGGTCAGGGCTCCAGCGAGTGGAGTCCCAGCGACCGGCAGCGAACCAGACCCCTGTTCGCATTTTGGATGGCCCGTTTCTGATGAACGCAAATTCCAGGACCCAACGGGCCAGTCCTGCGCGGGCGGTGATGGTCAGGTGCCCGCCGTCGGCGAGGCCGGTGTAGATGGTGCGGGTGTTCATCGCTGGCCACCTTCAGGGGATGGGGCAACCGGGATAACGGGGATGGCGTAGTGAGGGAGCAGCCAGCCGGCTTGGACGAAGGTTGGGTCAACCATTCGCCAATACGCTGGGCCTTTTCTCGGGCTCCACCAGCATTCGCCACTGGCGTTGCGCCAACCTTCCAGCGCCCACGGGCGTTCGCTGACTGGTGTTGGGATAGGTGCGATCACCTCCCCTGGCTGGAGGGGCTGAACCACGCCGGGCTCGGTTTTCAGGTGCTCCAGAGCAGCCAAGTCCGCCTCGGTCAGGTGCATAACAACGGCGCGGGGGATCATGTAACCACTGCCGTCTGGCACAAAGTCTTCTGACTCCTGCCAAGGTCGGCCTAGGGCTGGATCGAAAAACCTGTCGCGATTGCCAGCCCCAATAGCCTCAAGCCGGCATTCAAAGCGGCCCAGCCTGACATCCTGGCGGGCTACGCGCTCCATCAGCACCGCAACCCTCTCCACCAGCTCGGCATGGGTTGGGATAGGGAGCCTTTTGGGATTGCGCCAGGCGGAAGGAATTGGAAGGGAAAAACGTTTCATGGTGTAAACAGTCCGAGATAATCGTCGGTCATAATTGCATCAATCCCCGGTGCATTCACCGGCAACTGAGGCGGCGGTGTGCATGGCTCGGCAAGGAGCCGGCGCTCTAATGCAGCACGCTCCAGGGGTGTCAGGAGATGCCCGACTGGGCAGAGCATTGCCGCCTCAGGCCCGGCCGCCCAGTCAGGCCACCGATCGCAGCCGTACTCCCAATGGACCCCACCAGGTCCCCAGGCTTGGCTGAGGTGCAGTATGGTGCCCTCCCGCCACATGATCAGCAGCCGCCAGCCAGGGACGGTCACCTGCTGTTGTTGATAACTGCCGGTCTCATCAGGGGTCTGGTCCACTGCGATGGGCTGCGCGGGATTGGCGATCAGGCGCAAGGCCTCGACCAGGGCTTCGCGAGTGGGGCGAACGGCGGGAGTGGGCTCCCGGTCGCCGGGGTGATTGGCTGGCAGTGTCGCCGGCTGGGATTTGCGTCGTTGGCGGGGTTTGGTCACCGCAACGCCTCAACCAAAAACAGCAGCACGCAAATCGAGCACAGGATCACCGCCAGCGCACGGACAATGGTCGGGGCCCCGAATGCCATGGTGAGGACTACGGCGGCGGCGGCTGCGGCCAGGGGCCGGACGTAGGGGTTGCGATTGACCGGGGCGATAAAACTGGGCGTGCCATTGCGAACCCTGATCCGGCAGTCAGGGCCGCGGCGAAGGCCTGGGGGGAAGGTGGGGCCGGTCACTTGCCTGCCTCGCGTTCGAGCAGCCAGGCGTACGCGCTGTTACCGCCATCGCGAAACCACCGGGCCACGGCCAGCACTGCCCTTTTGGCCTCGTCTTCCCATGGCTCTTCAGCTATGGCATATTCAACCATCTCAAGCAGGGTTTCAGATCCAGTGGGCTGAGGTTGCTCAATGTCGTTTATAAACAGCCGACTGCCTGAGGGCTGGGGTTTGGGTGGAGTGACAAGGGTTTGGGCCTGGAATGGTTGCTCAGGCGGCCCTGCCTGCGGCTCCGGCTTGCTGTTTGGGGGGGTCGGGGGGGTGGAATTTGCCGCCATCAGGTGCATAGCCGTCAAAATCCGAGAGCGTTGCCAGGCTGGCTGGACGGCGCTTTGTGTCTGGTCTACCAGCACATCACGCAAGCCATTGATGGCGGAGTCCCATGTCAGACCCGACCTCCCAGGCGGTTGGATGGGCGGCTCCGGCTTGCTGCTTGGGGCTGGCGCTGGTGGGTTGGATCCACGGCGGAGCATCGGAGTAGCCGCAGACCGCCAGGCTTCAGCGGTTATTTCACCACCTCCGCAAGAAATTCTTTTGGGATGCCTGAGTTTTTTGATCCAGGCAAGAAAGCTGATAGTCATCGAGGGTGAATGCAAAAAGCAAAAAGAATAGAAACAATGTTATTCCATCATCCTGTCAACCTCTTGCTTCGATTCATCTAATTGCGTTTGCAGCCTTTGTAAAGAGACTTTCAAAAACGCAATCTCTTCGCATAGCTTTACAATTCTTTCGTCGCGCTGGTCAATGGCTTTTTTGTTGCTGATGTAGGCCTCTGCGGTTGCCAAAATAAATGAGTCTTCTAGGCAGTGACTGTTTGCAGGTATCTGAATGGATATTTCTGCATCTCTGCCTGTAATTGTAATTTCATCGCCAAGCTCAATCGTCATCTTTGGCTTGACTTGCTCAAGTTGATTGTATCCTTCTTGTATAAAAACAGCATTCATCTCAAGCATTGCGGCTAATGCGGGCAACGACTTGTCCGCGCCATTGTGGGGGACGTGAATGGCAATGTGGGTAGCTCGGTTGGTTTCGATTAGAGCAAACATTTTGGAAAACGGTAAAAGAGGGTAGTGAATTAGCAAACAGGCCCAGGCGGGCCGAGGGCTGGGGCATGCTGGTTGGCGGACCCCTCAACCGTAGCACCGTGGTAGCGTGTTCGTCTACCATCGTTACGAACCGATCGGCGATATGCGGCCCAATCCTTTTACCGTCAGGCTCACCCCGGCGCTGCAGGCATGGCTAGACAGCCAGACCAGGGACGGCCTGCTCTCGCGTAACGCCATCGTCAGGCTTGCATTGCAGGCAGCCAAGGACCGGGGCGACGACCTGACGACCCAGCAGCCCAAGGCCACTGATCGGGCCGGGTCTTGATGGCCTCCACAACCAGGCTCATTCCCAGCGGGAAGCACAATCCCTGCCCGGTTTGCGGTCGCACAAAGGATGCGGACTGCAGGACATCGGGTGACGGGCTGGAGGTGATTTGTCATCACCCGAAAGAGCACCGCAAGGGCGAGGTGGTCACCGGGGCCGATGGGATGCCATGGGCTTTCACGGGGAACACCCAGGACGGTAGGGCCGGGCACTTCACCCTCGACAAACCCCGCGACGGGGCCCCGCGCCTTCCCAGGCGATCGATTCAGCACAGGCCAGCGGAGCCAGAACGAACACCCCCGGCGCCATTACCCGACCAGCCCCCGAAGCTGGCGCGGATGGCACCCCGTGAGCCGACCGGGAGCCCCTGGCGGTACAGCGACACCCAGCGGACCCGGAGGGTGGATCTTGAGGGAGGCGGCAAGGCCTTCTATGGATCCCACTTGGTGGGCGGCAGGTGGCAGGAGGGCAGCGGCCCTGACCCTTGGCCACTGTTCAACCAGGCCGACACGATCGGCGCCGATGGCTGGATCCTGGAACCCGAAGGCGAGAAGTGCGCAGAGATTGGGTCGTCTCAGGGGGTGGTCAGCATCAGCCAGCCGGGCCATTGCCATACCGTCGAGCAGATCGTGCCGCGTTACCGGGCGTTGCAAGAGGCCGGCGTCCCAGGGGTGATTTACCTGGCTGACTTTGACGGCCCACATCGGCCGCTGCACCAGCAGGAAGGTCGCCGCCGGGCAGAAAATGCACAGGAGGCCGCGGCGATTGCAGGCCTGCCGCTGATCGTGATCAGGGCTAACGATCTATGGCCCGGCATCCCAGACGGTGGATCGATCGACGACGCTCCAGACGGGTTCGGGGCTGCCATTGAGGACATTGAGGCCGCGGCAGTGGAGACCTACTGGACGCTGAAAGAACCTGTTCAACACCCCGTCCCCCCAGGTCCCATCACCGTTGAGCAGGTTAGGCAGCGCTATCAAGCTGCCATCGAAACCGGCGCCAGTCGGTCAGATCTTGAGACAGAACGCTTAGCCCTCGCTGCTGCCAGTGATCAACACCCAGCTGCACTGCGCGACCTGTTCAAAAGTCTTGAGCAGGAGCAGGAGGCCGCCCATGCGATCAGCGCCGAAACCCGCGCTATTCGTGACGCCGGTGAACAGAAGGCCATGGCCCAGTGCCTTCGCCTGGATTACCTCCTGCCTCCTTCCCTGGCCCAGGCCCTCACGATCCGCACCACCTGGTTGCCGGCTGATGATGTTGCCGCAGTCATGGCGTTTCTGACCTGCATATCGGGCCTGGTCAAATTGGGCACCGAGCTGGTGGCCTGCCCCGCCGCTGGCTACCGGGTACCACTCAACCTCTACTGCTGCCTGGTCGCTGTATCAGGTGCCAAAAAGTCACCCCTCAGCCGGGCTCTGGTCTCCGAACCAACCCACGCCCTGCGCCTTGACCTAGCACGCGATCACGATCGAGCCGAGAAAAACTGGGAGGAGCAGAACCGTGGCGTCAAGCCCGCCGATCGCACCGACCCCCCCAAGCCTGCCTACGTCTCGGTAACCGATGCCACGGCCGAGGCATTGATTCATCAGCTGCAGGTTCAGGAGGCCCGTGGTTTACCCCTGCTGTGGGAGCGCGATGAATTGGCCGGCCTTATCGGTGGCCTCAATGCCTACCGGGGCGGCCGTGGCGGTGACAGCGAACACCTCCTAGAGGCTTATGACGGCAGTGGTTTCAGGTCCCTGCGGATCTCAACCACTGGCGGCAGCCGCTCTTACAGCCGTTGCCACCTCTCCATCTGGGGCACCATCCAGCCCGATGTGCTCAAAGACCTGGTGAAAGGCGGTGACGCCTCCGGTCTTTGGGCCCGCTTTGCATTTGTTCCCCTGCCCGAAGAAGTCGTCCCCCTGGCCGTGAACCTTTCCCGGGCAGAGTTAGATGCAGCTCAGTGGGCCGAAAGCATGCTCAAGGATGTATGTGGCCAGATCTATCGCCTGCCGCGTTCCAGCATCTCCCTTAGCCCTAAGGGGCGTTCTGCATTCGTTGCCTATGAGGCCCGCTGTCAGCGTGACGCCCTTGATGCCGTGATCCCTGCCCAGGGGGCTCTCATGGCCAAGTCAGCAGGCAAGGCCCTCCGGATCGCTGGCCTAATCCACCTGCTCAACCAAGTCTCCCCAGACGGCGAACACAGCAACACCATCGGCGCTGAGGCGATCACCAGGGCCGCCACCCTGACCGACTACCTCAACTCCTGGGCACTGGGCCTTCATGCTTCAGCCGCTGATGGCCCCAACGACCTCATGCGGTTGATTCACAAGATCGCCCGCACTGCTGGGAATCGTCCGGTGACATGGCGGGACATCCAGCCTCGCCTTTCGAAGGTTCAGCGTCGTGAGGCTGATGCCGCCGCAGGGGCTCAGGCAATGCACGCATTGGCAGCCATGGGCCTAGGCGAAGTGGTTGTAGGGGCCAGAGGCGCGACCACCTACCAGGCCACTGGCGACTTCTGAACGAAGGGCGCTTGAGCCTACGTAGGTCATACGTAGGTCGGGTGAACCTACGCTCAAAACCCAGTCATAGAAAGGGATTATATATAATTAATAACATATGTAGGTATGTAGATACCTTTTTTCTTTCTCGTTTCCCCTCCCCTCCTCATTTCCTCAGTTTTTGTGACTAGCGACCTACGCAGGCCTACGCAGCCTTCATGGCCCAAACCCCTTGCGCTGCAGTTGATCGTATGTAGGCGGAACGACCTTCGTAAGACCTACACAAGACCCCCCTACGTGAAGAACTGGGCAAGCCGGCAAGGCTCTGCAGCCCCTCCAGAGCCCCCCCGTTGCATCCCCAGCCGCCAGGGCCTACGGTTGCGTGGCTGGTGTTCCAGCCCCCCTCGCATCCCCTCTCAGGATTGATCCCATGGCCCATGAAGCCCTCCAGAGCCACCTCACCGCCATGGCCAAGGCACACCCCCGCGAGCACCCTTTCACCCTTGCCCTGAGGCTGCAGGTCGCCACAGGGAAGGAGATCACCGGGGCGCAGGCGGCGAAGTTGCTAGAGGCTGGAGGGCGGGGCTGATGGCAGCGCGATGGTCCGCAGAAGACATCGAGGCCTTGACCGATCTGACCGGTGAACTGCCCTGGCATATGGTTGTTGCCAAATTCAACCGGCGCCGGCCCCCAAGGACAGAATATGCAATGCTCAACAAGGTTGATCAATTGCGTTTATTAAGAAAGCCGCAAGGTGAATTTATTGCAATATGCGCAATAAAAGCTCTCACTGGGTATTCTTCCGAAAAAATCTGCTTATGGATCGACTCCGGCGACTTGCCTGCTGTTGCGCGGTCTGAAGCGACAAACAGCCCTCGCTACATCTCCCGCAAAAGCCTTAGAAGTTTTGCCAGGAAGCGGCCTGATCAATTTGGTGGAATGGGGCAGGCAGAACTGACGCAGTTGTTTGACTGTGAAAAACTGGCGGCTAAGATTGTTGAAATGCACCTACCTAAGCTAAGTAATTCTATAGAAATAGAATGTATCGAAACTCGACGCCGATACCCCTCTATTGCTGCAGCTGCAAGGGAGGCGCGGGTTAGCCCCGAATTTGTAACAAAAGCTATTCGCCAAGGGTTTCCTGTTCGTGCCAGGCATTACCGCAGGGTTGACCAGCCCCTTAAGACTTAGTTGACGTAAGGTGGGGGGATGGCTGATTTGATCCACTTCAATATCGAGGGCATCAGGCCCGCCCCTCAAGGCTCAAAAAAGCACGTTGGGCGCGGGGTCATGGTGGACATGAGCGCCAACCTCAAGCCCTGGCGCGAAGCGGTCAGGCAGGAAGCCCTGAAGACTGGGGCAGCCATGGCACTGGGCCCGGTGTCCGTTGAGTTGGTGTTCAGGTTTGCTAGGCCTAAGGGCCACTTCAACACCAAGGGGCAGCTCAAGCCGAGCGCACCGATGCACGTCATCGTCAAGCCCGACATAGACAAGATCGAGAGATCAGTGCTGGATGGATTGACCGGCGTATTGTTCAAGGATGATTCTCAAGTGTGCTGCCTTTATGCATTGAAGGTGTATTGCAAGGAAGGGGAACTTGAGGGGTGTGAGGTGATTGTTAAGAATGTTGGGGTGGGGGGATAGATGCCCAGCATTCACCTAGACATCGACAGCAGCGGCATCAGCAAGGCACAGGCATGGCTCGCAGGGGTTCAGAACCAGATGCCATTCGCAGCATCGAGGGCCCTGAATGAAGTTGCCAAAGGGGCAGCCAAGGATCTCAACCGGTCCACAACCCAATACTTCGACAGGCCTACCCAGTTCACCCAAAGGGCGTATCGGGTGAGCCGATTCAGCAATAAGCGTGACCTGACAGCCGAGCTGGCGCCGCAACAGATCCAGGAGCGTTATCTGCTGCCGTCCATCCAGGGTGGCGTTAGGCCTCAGAGGCCATCAGAGCGGCGGCTCACGGCTGCGCCCGCATGGCGCCCAGGACGTGGGGCAAAGCTCAACGCATCGGGCAACATGTCGAGGGCCGCCGCCGTCAAGGCGCTCAAGGGTGGGCCTGACATATTCACGATCGACAAGCGCAAGGGCAAGCTCCGGCCTGGTGTCTACCGTCGCATCGGGTCGGGCAAGATGCGCCGCTATCGGGTCGAATCGCTGCTGCTCTTCAACCAGCTGCCCAACATCCCGAAGCGTTGGCCGATCCAGAAGATCACCCAGGACAGCGTGAGGGGCACCTGGGGGCCAGCGCTGCAGCGATACGTGACCGAGGCCCTGAGGACGGCGCGATGACCCTGGCCCTGTGTCTTGGGTCCTCCGACAGGGGTCTTGGTCGTGGGTAGACTCGCGCCCGATCTTTCTGTTGATAACGGTTCGCAATAAAGGTACAACCCTTGCCATGGGCAGCCTGTAACCCTGAGATCCATTGGCGCCACTAGGTTGTAACCTATTTTGTACGCAGCTGGTTACAATATGGCCATAGGTACAAATCCGATGCTGGTGGCGCGGGCATGTTGAACCTCCAGCAGTACGCCGATCACCGCAAGGCCATGGGGCTCCGAGGGGCCACCCATGTATCGGTGCTCAGGGCGATCAAGAATGGCCGGCTGTCTCACCCAGCTGTTGAGCGGCAAGGTAAGGGCTGGGGGATCAACCCGGCTGTTGCCGATGAGCAGTGGGCCCAGGCCACCGACCCGGCGCCGCGTGGCACCAATGCCAGCCAAGACCAGAGGCCTAGGCCCAAGGCTGCCACGCCAGGAGCCCAGGCACCCGCCAAACCCTCGCGCCCCTCCGCCCCAGGCCTCGCCGACGACGACCTAGACACCGAGCCCGACGCCGACGCCGAGGCGGTCCCCAACTTCAACGACGAGCGAGCGCTGCACGAACGGGAGAAACGGCTGATTGCCAGGATGGAGAGGATGGAGAAAGCCAGGGAGTTGGTCTACCGAGCCGATCACGAAATCGCCTACAACGCTGTTTTACTCCAGCTAACCACAAAAGCAGCTTCAGCCCATAAGCAAATTAAAGCCGAGATCCCACACCTTACGCATGATGAACTTACCGCAGTCGAAAGAGTAATAGCAGAGATTTTTGAGGAAGTATCTTCGCATACTTTTGAAGAACTACCGGAATGATTGACCGCAATATTCGACGGATGGCGCAACGGTTGGCAGCAAAGGTAAAGCCAAAGCCGCCAATCACGATGCTGGAATACTCAGACAAAAATTACTATATCACCAGCGCAACTGATGGCCGCAGTAAGTGGCATACGCGACCATATCAACGCGATTGGTTCTTGGCGCCAACTGATCCCGAAGTTGAGTGCATGGTATGCCAGAAGCCGTCGCGTGTTGGATGGTCGGAGTACGTCAAAGCGGTAATCGTTTTCTTTACCGACTGGCGGCCGTGCAAGGTGATGGTCGTTCAGCCTACGGATTCTGAAGTACAGAAGTACAGCACAGAAGATATAGATTCGTTGTTTGACGATAATCACGGGATACCACGCCTCAAGGGGCAGCTAAACAATAAAAAGACAAAGGGAGCGCTAAAAAACAGTTACGACTTTAAGCAGTTGATTAGCGGCGCATTGATCCACCTGGTAAGCGCTGCAACGCCACGGTCCGGCCGGCGTGTTGAGCGCAGCCCGATTCTGTTTGAGGAACCCGCTGCCTACGACAGTCCCGAAGGCGACACGATCGGAAACCTGTTTCAGCGGGCCGGTAATATCTGGGATCCATTCTTTACGATTGGTGGCACGCCGATCTATCCTAATGATTACATGGAGCAGGCCTTTAAGAAAGGCGATCAGCAATATAGATATTATCCTTGCCCGCATTGCAATCACTATCAACAACTGCGCTGGGAAAATTTCATAAAAGAAGGCCCAGACGAAGGCCGGATTCGTTGCGAGCATTGCATAACGCCGATCGATTACAAGCACCTTCGGGCGATGGATAGGGCCGCCGGCTGGGCTTGCCCCTTGGGCTTGGATCGCAGCAAGCAGGTGCTGCGTAACGGTGTGCCGATCTGGCGATCACAGCAGGTTGGCCCCGGCATGAGCTACCACCGGGCGGCCATGTGGCCCGAGCTTGTGAGCCGCCACCGGACGGCGCTTGAGCAGATGAAGCTGGGCAACGTGGCCCCCATGCAAACCTTCCATAACACAGACCTAGGGGTGCCGTGGGAGGACTCAATTACCAGCAAACTTACCGGCGATGGCCTGGCCGAGCGCCGCAAAAACATTGGATTTGGGAATGGGTATCCCTGGGATGATGAAAAGTGGGACATCCCGATCGGCGTCCTGCTGCTGACCGATGGGGTGGATGTGCAGGGCGGTGGCGGCAGCCTTGGCGAGCGGCTGGTTTACACAATCTGGGGCTGGGGTGTTGGCGAAGAAGGCTGGCACATTGCGCACTTCGAGATTGAGGGGGATCCCCAGCAGCCGGAGGTCTGGGAGCAGCTGGACCGAATGAGCGAGAAGGCCTGGGCCAGGCAAGGCGGGGGAACCATGAAGGTGAACCTGGGCGGCATTGACCATGGCGGCCTGGCCAGCAAGCAGGTTGAGGATTTCTGCAAGGCCCGGCCCGGTCGATGGGTGGCGATGAAGGGGTCAGGCACCAAGGGGTTGCCGATCATCCAGAAGGGCAAGCCGACGGAGGTCAACCGCAAAAACCAGAGCGTGACCAAACGCGGCGGGATGGTCTACACCACCGGCTATGAGGCCAGCGTCAACATGCTCAAGGCGATGTTGCGCGTTGAGCAACCAGGCCCAAGGTACCTGCACTTCGGCGCCGCGTCTCGAGATGAGTTCTTGCGCGAGCTGTTCCCCTGGAAGTGGGTGCCGAAGACGCGGGCCCGCACCGAGTACAAATGGATCTGCCCGGTGGGATCCCGTGACGAAGGGGGAGACTGCACCCGGATGGCCTATGCCGCGATGCTGCTGGTTTCTCGCCGCTACGCCAAGGGCACCATGTGGACCCAGCTGGAGCGTGCGTTGGGGGTGCAGGTGGCAGGGGCTGTAAGCGCAGCCGCCACCAGGTTCGGCACTGGCGGGCGCTTTGGTTGAGTATGATGCTAGCCATGGCAGGAATTACGCTCGCTATCGCCACTGCGCGGCTTAATGATTACCTTGATGCAGAGGTCAAGGTGTTGAGTGGCCAGGAAAAAAAGATCGGTGATCGAATGCTTAAGCGTGCAGACCTGGCGGAAATTCAGGCAGGGATCAAGATATGGGACAGCAGGGTTAAGGACTTGAGCGGCCAGGCCATTGGGCGCGGCCGAGGGCGAACTTTGCGCCCCAACTTCTGATGGCAAAGCGACGCGACAAGAAGCCCAAGCCCCAGGCAATGCCTGCTGCATCGCCGCTGGCTGCGGTTGACCGCCTGGGCTTTGGCGGGATGATGGCATTTGGTGGCATGACCGGTGCAAGCCAGATGGCGCGGTCGCCTCGATTCTCCAACTGGCGCCCCCAGCTGCTTGACGCTGACGGCCAGGCCGAATACGAGCTGTCGGACCTGCGGGCATTTTCGCGGGACCTGGAACGCACCGCCCCGGTAGCTGCTGGAGCGATCGAGACCAGGGTTTCGCACATTGTCGGAACCGGTCTCAAGCTTCAGAGCTTGATTGATGCCAAGGAACTGGGCATGACCGAACAGCAGGCCAGCGAGTGGCAAAGCCTGACGGAGCGCCGGTTTGGGATGTGGGCAAAATCACGGTATGCCGATCGGCACGGGGAGCTTTGCTTCTACAAGCAACAGCAACTACTGCTGCGGTCGCATGATTCGAGCGGTGATGTTTTTGCAATACTGGGCGACAAAGGTCGAAACGGTTGGCCGTTTCGGCTGACGGTGCAGATCGTGGAGGCCGATCGAGTCTCGAATGAAAACGGCCGCATGAATACGGCCACCATGATCGACGGCGTTGAGCGCGATGAAGACGGCGAACCCGTTGCCATTTGGGTCGCAAAGCATCACCCTGGCCGGATCATTGCTCGATCTGCCAACACATGGGAGCGCATCCCGTACACCGGGCAGGAATCCGGCCGCCGCAACGTTCTGCATCTAAAGGAAATGAAGCGGCCGGGCCAGACCCGTGGCCTGCCGATCCTGGCGCCGATCATTGCGACAATCAAGCAGCTCACCCGGTACACCGACGCAGAGGTGGATGCTGCAGTGAACTCCGCAGCGCTGGCGTTGTTCCTGCAGATGGACGGGGAGACATTTGCAGATCAGAGCATTTTCAGCGATGCCGAGCGGGCGAAGATGCTGGCTGCTGCTAATTGGGACGGGACGATCGAAAGCGGCCGAGCCGTCAACTTGATGCCCGGCGAGAGCATCATCAGCCCAACACCAGGACGGCCAAACCCCAATTTCGACCCGTTCTTTGGGGCGATGCTCAACATCTGCAGCATTGGCCTGGGGATCCCCAAAGAGGTGCTATCTAAGGCCTTCAACGCCAGCTATTCCGCCAGCCGTGCGGCTCTGATGGATGCGTGGCGAACCTGGCAGATCAAGCGAGCGTGGCTGGCTCAGGATATTTGCCAGCCCATCTATGAGGAGTGGCTGGCAGATGCCGTGGCCCTGGGCATCATCCAGGCGCCAGGGTTCTTTGCTGACCCGTTCATCCGGTACGCCTGGAGCCAGACGAGCTGGTGTGGCGATGGCCCTGGGGCCCTTGATCCACTGAAAGAAGCCATGGCGGCAGGGAAGCGCATGGAAATTGGCCTGACCACCCACGCCGATGAGGTGGTTGCTTACGACGGTGGTGACTGGGAAACCAAGCACCGGCAAAGCGCCAAGGAAATGGCGGCTCGATTCCGAGATGGCCTGGAGGAGCCCCCTGCTGGCACTCCTGCTGCCATCGCTGTGCCGCCCCCTGACCCCAACGAAACCACCGACTAGAATTAGCCCATGACGGTTCTCGATGTCCTAAATGCACCATGGGCGATCCTGCCCAATCGACTGGAGGAGATCCAGGCAATCTATGCCGCCCGCAGCCGTGGCGAAGAGCTGGACATCGCAGCGATTGAGGCCAGGATCGGGCGCCCCCTGGGGGCTGATCAGCAACAGGGCTACGAGGTGCGCAACGGCGCGGCATTGATCCCGCTGCATGGCGTACTGGCGCAGCGTATGAACCTGATGACCAACATGTCAGGCGGCACCAGCACCGAGCTGTTTGCCCGTGATGTTCAGACAGCAGCAGCAGACCCCACCGTCAAGGCGATCATCCTGCTGGCCGACACCCCAGGGGGGACCGTAGCGGGAACGCAGTCGGCCGCCGCAGCTGTGCGAGCTGCGCGGGGCACAAAGCCCATGGCAACCATGGTTCAAGACTTGATGGCCAGCGCCGGGGTTTGGATTGGCTCCGCTACGGGATTGGTGGTGCTTGCCTCTGGAACTGCTCAGGTTGGATCGATTGGTGTTGTTGCAACGCACCAAGACATAAGCCAGCGAGAGCAAGCGCTGGGAGTGAAGACCACCGAGATCGTGGCCGGCAAGTTCAAGCGGGCTGCGTCGCAGTATGGCCCGCTGACGGAGACTGGCGAACAAATGATTCAGGATCAAGTAGACTATCTGTATTCGCTGTTTGTCAATGATCAGGCCGTCGACCGTGGGGTATCGGTTGACAAGGTGCTCAGTGACATGGCCGATGGGCGAATGTTCATTGGCCAACAGGCGATTGATGCGGGCCTCGCGGACCAAATCAGTAGCCTGGACATGCTGATAGCTCAGCTCACCGCAACCCCTGGCGCTTCCTCTGGCAGGCGCTCTGCTCCCGTTCTCCGATCCCCCGCCCAATCTGCCATGGATGAAAACCAGCTCACTGCCCAAACCACAGCCGAATGGCTGGCGGCCAACCCTGAGGTCGTTGCTTCACTCAAGGCCGAAGGCGCCGAGTCTGAGCGGCAGCGGATTGCTGCTGTTCGTGCCCGGTCGCTGCCAGGCCATGAGGCCCTGATCGATCGCCTGGCTGCTGATGGCAAGACTACTGGCCCAGAAGCTGCTGACGCCGTGTTGGCCGCCGAAAAAAGCAACCTTGCCAGCCGAGCTGCGGTGCGCATGGTAGACGCCGCTCCTGCAGTTGCTTACGCAGCCGCCCCTGATGCCTTGAGCGAGGCGAAGGAACCCCAAAAGGTTGAACCGACCGCTCAGGAAATGGCCGACAGGGCCAAAGATCTGGTTGCCAAAGCCAAGGCCGACGGTCGGATCCTTACCGCCACAGCCGCCGTGGCCCAGGCCCGGCGCGAATTAACCCAACCCTGAGGCCCTTTCGATGAGCAACCAAGGACTGACTAAGGCTTTTGTCGCCGGAGCCGCGATTGCCCCCAATCGATTTATCAAGTTTGGCGCTGATGACCGCACGGTGCTTCAAGGCGCCGCTGGTAGCGATTTCATCTTTGCCGTTTCTGATGATGTTGGCTGCGCGTCTGGTGAACGACTGGACAACATTCTGACCGAAAGCGCCACTATTGAATATGGCGGCACCGTCACTCGCGGCGCTTTGCTGATGAGTGATTCCGTGGGCCGGGCAATTGCTGCTACGGCATCTGCCGGCGCCAATGTCCGTACCGGCGGTGTTGCCCTTGTTTCTGCCGTCTCTGGCGACAAGGGCCCGATGCTTATTTCCCTTGGATCTTTCCAGGGTTGACTTACCACTTCCTGAGGTATTGATCCAATGTCCTATCAGAACTTTCCTTTTCCGATTCAGCCAGAGTACACAGCGATTGCGCTTGCGCACACCAACAGAGCTTACATTGCTGACGAAGTGTCCCCTCGCGTGCGAGTTGGCAAACGCGAGTTTAAGTGGAATCAGTACAACCGCGACGAAATGTTTACGGTTCCTGATACCACAGTTGGGCGCAAAGGTGTTCCCAACGTGGTGCAGTTTGGCAGCACTGAAGTGGCAGGTTTTGTCAAAGACTACGGCCTTGATGACTTGGTGCCAAATGACGACCTTGAAAACGCTCCTCCCGGCGAAAACCCTGTAGGCCGTGCCGTTGAAGGTATTGCCGAACTGGTTGCCCTGGATCGCGAAAAGCGTGTCGCTGATTTGTATTTCAATTCAGCGACCTACCCTTCCGCCAACCGCACAACCCTAAGCGGTAGTTCGCAGTGGTCGGACTACGCCAACTCTGACCCTTATTCAGCGATCATGGCGGCCCGGGACGGCATGTTAATGCCGTTCAATACTGGCGTACTAGGCCGGCTGGCGTGGTCTAAGTTGCGCGTTCACCCCAAGATCACCGCCGCACTGGCCCCTTCCAGTGCCGGCAACAGTGGCACCAGTAACGCACAAGGCGCTCCGGCGTCTGTGCAGGCCGTAGCCGAGCTGTTGGAGCTTGATCGTTTGCTGATTGGCGAGAGCTGGATCAACACTGCCAAGCCGGGCCAAACCCCAACCATGACAAGGGTGTGGGGCAAGCACATGGCCTTGCTGCATATCAACCCAATTGCCAGCATTCGCGGCAACGCAATCACGTTCGGCTATACGGCCGAGTATGGCAATAGGGTAAGTGGCAGCATCCCAGAGCCTAAGGTGGGCCTGCGCGGCGCTCAGCGGGTGCGCGTGGGCGAGAGCGTGAACGAGATCGTTTGCGCTTCTGATGTTGGCTATTACTTCCAAAACGTCGTTGCCTGATCATGCCAGCCCACACCGTCACAAACGGCCCCGTTGACCACGACGGGATCCGCTACGAAAACGGCGACAGCGTCCCTCGGCTTTCTGCTGAGGAGGCTGCCGCCCTGGTGGCTGCTGCGGTGATTGATCCTCCTGCCACAGCGGCCAAGCCTGGCAAGGATCCGGAGAAGGCCGACTGATGGCTTTCGACGATCTGGATGATTTTCTAGATCTGGACATGGACGCTGTCCCCGTGATAGCCGGGGCTGTGACAGGTCTCGGCTATCTTGACTTGAATAGTGAGATTGTTTTTGATGGAGGCGCTACAGTAATTGATTATTTGCTCACTGCAAAAACTGATTTATTTGGCGGATTAGGTTATGGCAACCCAATTACGGTAGACGGCCAAACTTACAAAGTCGAGATGCAGCCTCAGCCCTTTAATGATGGCGCGTTTTGCAAGATTCCATTAGCCCGCACCACAGCCATATCCATCCCCCTAATCTCCCGCCTTCTCCGCACCGGCTCCGGTCAGTTGCTGGTTACCGGCTCCGGCCGCTCGCTGCAAACTCAGCCGTTCTAACCGAGCCATGACCCAGACACCGCTCACGATCTTCCAACTGCCAAACCTGGACACCGTCCAAGGCAGCGACCGCCTGGTGTTGGATCGCGTCGGCGCGGCGGTAACGGCTGGTTCGTTTGTTGTTGGGCAGGCGTATCAAATAATAAATGCAGGTAATACCTCTTTTACGGCGATTGGGGCAGAGTCAAATACAGTTGGCGCTTATTTTGTAGCTACTGGAGCAGGCACGGGAACTGGCACGGCGGGGCCGATCAATACGGGGGATGCGCCGCTGTCGGCCGTTGCGGCGCTGCTGGGTGGCGACCCTGCGGGAACGGCTGCTGCTGCTGTGGCTGACCACGCGGCTGCCGCAGACCCTCACCCGACATACACAACCCCGCAGGAGGCAGCGGCGGCGGCTCCGGTGCAGTCGGTCAATGGTCAAACGGGCATCGTCATCCTGGGCCCTGGCGATGTTGGGGCGGCCACTGCGGCGCAAGGCACGCTGGCCAGCACCGCAGTCCAGCCGGCAGCGCTGTCGTCGACGCTCTCCAGCTACCTGACGATCGCCAGCGGGGCCCTCACCTATCAGCCCCTGGATGCCGACCTGACGGCCATTGCGGCGCTGACCACTACCTCCTATGGCCGGTCGGCGCTGACGTTGGCAAATGCCGCAGCCGGGCGATCCTGGCTTGAGCTGGGCACCGCCGCCACTGCCGCCACGGGGGACTTTGCAACCCCAGCAGCACTGAGCACCGGCCTTGCCGGCAAGGCCGACCTGATTGGGGGAGTGGTTGCAACCAGCCAGATCCCGGCAATTGCCCTGGTCCAGTACCTGGGCCAGGTCGGCAGCCAGGCCGCCATGCTTGCTCTCCGGGGCCAGGGTGGCGACTGGTGCATCAGAACAGACCAGGGCATCGAGTGGGTGATAGTCGCCAATGACGGCGCCTTGCTGGCCGATTGGGTTCAGATGCCCACGCCAACCGCAGGCGTCAGTTCGATCAATGGCCAGACCGGCGCGGTCACCCTGGGAACCGGCGACCTTGGGGAGTCCGGGGGCAATTTGTTCTTCACCGCTGCCCGAGCGATCGGCGCAGCGCTGACGGGGTTTACCGCAGGCGCCGGCACGGTTGCGGCGACGGACTCAATCCTGCAGGCCTTTCAGAAGGTGGTCGGCAACATTGCCAACCGGGCATTGGCGGGCTTGATCGGCTCCAGTGGTTTGACCATGGCCACCAACCGCCTGGCAGGCCGCAGTACGGCTGGGGTTGGGGCGGTGGAAGAGATCGCCGTCACCAGTCCACTGCAGCTGGCGTCCGGTGCTTTCAGCCTGTCATCCATCGCTGACGGAATGATATTCAAGGCAACAAACAGAGGCGAAACAGGAACCGCCTCTACCAATTATGACGAATTACCGGTTGCTGTTACTAACGGAACTTTTGCAATTACGGGCATATATTTCGGGTGTCACATTGATTCTGTTGGTACGGGCACGGCAACTTTTAACGCTTACCGCCGAACAGCGGCAGGCGTTAAAACGTCGCTGCTGACGGCTAACGCCACCCTATCCGCTGGCGCCAGCCTTGTGGACGCGACCTCGCTGCTAACCGGAGCCACGGGGATTACTGCCGGCACCCGTGTCGGCTTTGACATCCTGGGCTTTGGGGGCGCTACGGGCGTGTTTGTTCTTTTCTTATTCAATCGCACTCAAGTCTGATGACAGCTCCAAGTATTGCCACCAATCCCGACACAGGGATTCGTTACTACACCGATCCGGGCCCAAGGCACGGCCACGGTGTTGACCTGTTTGTTCCGTTGCGGGATGGGGTTATCACCAATGCAACCGGCACGGAATGGCCCAACCTGTTCGGCCTCCCCGAGGATCGCCCTGAACTGGTTTGGTATTTGAAGACTGCCTCCCAGCCCCGCGAATATGACAACCGCACTCATTTTGAAGTCGCAGCCTGGGGCCCGGTTCCTTATGCCAGCCCCAAGCCTGGCGGTCCATTGGGGACATGGGAAGAAACACTGGAGGTGAAACCGCATCCGCAAGACGTGCTGATCGACCAGGTTGAATCCGCTTTTTCTCAGGCAAACTCCCGCCTTTACCCTGCCAACCAAGAGCCCCTTATTCGTGAACTGTTTGAGGATGCAGACGCCCGCGACAAAGATAATGAGGCGACACCAGCGCAGCAAGAGCTATTGGTTTTCCGCCAAAAAATTAGGGACGCTGGCATGGCCAACGTGGAGCGCAGGACTGCCCTGATTGCAGACATCAAAGCCGGTCGGGCATTTGACCTTTCTGCCGGCTGGGTCAATGAGGTTTCGTAAGGAATGGAGACGCGGGCCATGGGTGGGGGGTAACCGAATGACCGTTGTTGCAGATCGGCGAAGGCCCCCAAGCCAAGCGCCTCAGCACTTGATAGTGCTAAATGGTGACGAGTCGCCTATTATTGACTCCTCTCCGTATAACCGGACAGTCACGGCTGTCGGCTCTCCTGCTCCGAGCATTAGCACTGCCCAGTTTCAGTATGGCGGCAGCTCAATCTCTTTCCCAAACACGCTGGGAAGCTATCTTTTAGTGTCGTCAAATGAATTTCCTGCAATAGGAACGGGCGATTTTACGTTTCAAACGTTTGTACGCCAGACCGCTTTTAATAATTTTTCAACTTTACTGGAAATTGGCAATCACCTAAATTCTAGCGGGATTGTTTTTATAGCTGGCAATAACGGCGGGACGAATTTGCAGATTTACAGTAATGGTTTTTTTGGCTCCGGCGCAGTACCGCTAAACGCAATGAACCACGTTGCGTATGTCCGGGAGCAAGGCATTCTCAGCATATACGCGAATGGCACCAGGACCAGTCAAACTACGTTTACCAACAATCTGACATCGACGGGCCCAATTACGTTTGGGTCCAGCAACCCGGCCAGTGTTGGCGCCTACAATAATACGTACCGGCTTGCCGGCTGGCTTGATGGAGCATGTTTCACCCCATCTGCCCTTTTCAGCGGCCCGACGCTCACAATTCCGACTGGCCCATTCTAACGCTCCCAGGCATGCCCCAAGCCAGCCAATCAATCCTGAGCCCGGCCCTGAACTTTGCCTATAATCACACCACAATAACAGCCTGAGCAATGCCTGAATCTGAGCAAATTACTCATACGTCTCTGGCTATTCAGATAGCTGAGGTCAAAGGCTCTGTCGATACAATGTGTTCGCTTTTGGCGGAGCGAAGCAAAAACCACAATGACTTAAAGAAGTCACACGAAGACTTAGCCAAAGAGGTTGGAGATCTCAAGGTAAAAATGGGGCAGTTTACGATAGCTGCGATTGCAATTTGGGCCGTCTCGTTGATTGCTTTTGAAAAATGGATTGATCGCAGCCATCCTCAGAAAGACTCTGGCGCTATCATGCCCCCAGCGTTGGTGAGGGGGAGGGGATGAATCGCTACCTAGGTCCATGCCTGCTATTTGCTGGCGTGTGCCTGATAGCCGGCGCGGCCGTTGGTGTCGCTGACTGGGCCGCCTGCCTGGCCCACCACGGCGGCCACGCGTGCCGGGCGCCTAGGTCTGAGGCAATGGCGGCGCTAAGCGGCGCGGCGAACGTGGCGCTAGGGGTGGCATTGCAGGACCGGGGCAAGGGGGGGCCATGACCCTCTCGATCTCCTGCCGAGTAATGGACGCCGTGGCCGCCTTGCTGCAGGGCACAGCGGCCGAGGGGCACAGCGACATCCCTGGAGTTGGGGCCTTGTTCCTGGATGCCGCCAGGGTGGCGTCTAAAGATGATGGCGTGGTGCTCACGCTTGACCAGGGCGGCGAAGCCCCAGGCACTGACGAGGCCATTGACACCTGTCGGGTGCGGGTTGATGTGCCGTTTTTTGTCGAGATCTTTGTGCCTCGCGTCCCTGGCGATGCTGCTAACTGGCGGCTGTTAGATCCCTTCTACGTCGCTGTTCACGCCCGAATCATGGCGAACCCCCGAAACCTAGGCGGGCTGTGCCGCAATGGCGGCGTCACTTCAGTTCGCCGCTTGCTGCTGGAGCCTGACCTTCAAGCGTGTGGAATGCGGGCCTACTACAATGCAAGCATTCTGCATGATCAAACTGACGTGACCGTGGCCAAATGAGCGACCCCGAACCTCAAGCCCCCGGCATCCCTGGCGAATTCATCCGCGACCCGGGCGAAACCGAATGGCGCCGCGACCCGGCGGCGATCACGAATGAAGAGTCCCCGGCTGATCCCGTAGAGGCCCCAGCACCCGAGCAGACCGCCCCAGCTTTGCCCACCACTGACACCGAGACCGATGGCATTCAACGACCTGATTTTCGCAATCAAAGCCGAAGGGACAAGCGGGACCCTTGAAACCCTGGCCGGCGCGGATGCGATTCGCTGCGGCAAGTTTGTGCCAAAGGTCCAGGACTTCACGGCGGTTGATCGGACAATGCTAGGCGTCAGGCCTGGCACTCCCCAAGCGTCTCAGATGACTGAGCAAAAAACCAGTTTTACGGTCCCGTTTGAGTGGGCTGGCAGCGGCACCGCAGGCACTGCCAGCGGGATTGACAAGATCGCACTGGCGGCAGGGCTGGGCAAGGCCGTTGTAACAAGCACCAGCATCACCAGGGCGCCTGTCTGGCCCCCGCCTGCTACCACCTACTCAGTGGGCACGTCGGTGGATGGCGTCACCTACAGAGGCGCGGGGGCGCGGGTGAGCAAGTTAACGATCGAGGCCAAAGCTGGCCAGCCGCTGATGGCAATGGCAGATTTTGTGGCGTTGTATCGGGATCCGGTTACGCAGGCAAACCCGGCGGTAGCAACCTGGCCGCCGCAGGTTGACGCGGTGGTGTTTGATTCATCCTCAGGCGCCCCTGGCACTGCCACTTTGACTCCTGCTGGCGGGTCTGCTGTGTCGCTGTGCTTTACGGAATATACATATACCAAAGAAAATGTAATCACGTTAATTGATGATTTTGGGTGTGTCCCTTATTTTGCCTTTACTGGCTACAAAATAACAGGCACAGCCAAGGTTGCCCGTCCAGCGATTGGCACCCTCGACCTGTTCGGCATCTCCAAAAGCTCAACCCTGTGCGCAATGGCGCTACCAATCGGCACCACTCCCGGCAACATTATGACCTTCAATCACCCCAGAATCCAGATCATTTGCGATCTGGAGGACAACAAGGATCTTCCTTATATCTCCTTCTCCTGGGAAGGCAGGTTCGGCGATAACGCCAACCAAGAGCCGTTTATCGTTGAGACTTGATCAGCCAAGCCTCAGCCCAATCTTTCACCCTTAATTCCCTCCCATGGCTTTTGACATTTTCAAAGTAGGCGACACTTTCAAAGGAGAGGTAAAGCATAACCTTACCCTGGAAGATGGAACACGGGAAACCATAACGTTTACGGCATATTTTGCCAGGATGGAGCAAACAGAAATTCAGGAACTAAACGAAGCGATTAGGCATTACCGGGCCGTGCTGCTGGCGATTGAAGATGGCAGGGAGCCCCCCAGCGCTGCTCAAGGCGTGCAATCGGTTGACTATGTTCATATTGCCAATCGTGTATTAGAGGGATGGGGTGAAGATATGCTTTACGACAGCAGGCCGTGGGAGTTCAATGAAGATTCAAAAAGGCAAGTTATCGAATTCCCAGGAATGGCCCAGGCAATTACTGATACATGGACAGCGTTAAACGGGCCTGAAACAGGAAAAAAGCCAACCTCCAAGCCATCGCAGAGGAATGGTTTCGCCAAATGAACGCGGCGCCGGTCAAGACCCGAGAGCAGGAGGACGCCGGCCAGAGACGCTCTGCTGAGGGACTTGGCATTGTCTACGTGCCCCAGGTCCGCAAGGATCGCCCCAAGCCCGCCGAACCCATCTGCCTGATATGGCCTGAAAACCTGGCCGCTTTCGAGCTGTGGTGCGAGGTCTGGACGCAATGGAACTGGGCCACTCGCTACACCCCTGAAGGCCTCCCGGTGCTGGTCAGGACCGGGCTCAACTACCCGGCGGTGATTGCCGTGGCAGGCCTTCGCCGTGGCCGTGGCGTAGTGGCGGCACTGCTCGACGACTTGCGAGTGATCGAGCGGGAACTTTTGTCTCTGCTGGGGGGTGTTTAAGTGGCGGTGAATTTTGACGCGATCCTCAAGATTGCCGCCAAGGTGGTGGGCACCGAGCAGGTGGCCAAGCTGGGCTCAACTTTCAAACAGGTAGAAGGTGCCACCCAATCCCTCACCAGCAAGCTGGGCCCCCTGAGCGGTGCTTTGGGCACCCTGGCCCCTATCGCCACCATCGGGGGGCTGGCTGCAATGGCCGGCAGGACCATTGAGCTGGGCGATGCTCTGAATGACATGAGCCAACGGACCGGCGTCAGCGTCGAATCCTTGGCCAGGTTCAGAAAGGCGGCAGCCACCAGCGGCATTGAGCTAGACACTGTTGCTAAAAATCTTGTCAAACTTTCCAAGGGATTGTATGAAACTGCGCAGACAGGCAAGGGTCCAGCATCTGAAGCATTGCGAACGCTTGGAATCAGCGCAACCGATGCAGCTGGCAAGCTAAAAACGGCGGATCAGGTAACGCTAGAAATAGCAAACAAATTTAAGACCATGCCAGACGGCATAGAGAAAACAGCTTTAGCGATGCAGCTGTTTGGCAAGTCAGGCGCCGATATGATCCCGATGCTCAACGAAGGCGGCAAGGCCATTGAATCATTAAGCGTAAAGATGACAGCGGCATTCGCCAAAAAGGCAGATGAGTATAACGATAAGTTGGCGATGCTTGGCGGGAAGGTTGGGGGGCTGGCTGCTGGAATCACGGTGGCGTTGCTGCCTGCGCTGGACGCAACCGCTACGGCGCTGACGGCGCTGGTCGATGGGTTTACGGCGTTGCCGACCCCGATCCAGGCGGTGGTTGGTGGCCTGGCGCTGGTGGCGGTTGGCCTGACCGTGCTGGCCCCCATCATCACCAGCGTGGTCACGGTGCTCGGCGCCTTTGCTGGCCTTGGCATTGGCGCCACCTTGGCCGGCATCGCTGGGGCCATTGTGCCAGTAGCAACAGGCCTAGCCGCCCTGGTCGCCGGGTTTGTTTCCGCCCCTGTCTTGATCGGCGCGGCCGCCGTCGCCGCGGCCGTCGTGATCTTCAGTTTCCGTGACCAGATTGCCGATGCTTTCCGGGGGCTGTTCGATCTGATCGCCAACCCCACTACCGGGTTCATCGCAATGATCGGCGGTGGCTGGAACCTGATGATGGACGGCATCAGCAGCTACGTCGGCAACATCCTGCCGAACATCACCGAGAACTGGACCGCCTTCATTGACACGATCATCGGCCCAGAGAATGGCCTGATTGCCCGCCTGGGGCAGACCTGGAACAGCGCCATGGATTCGATGCGGGACTATGCCGTGGGCTTGGTGCAACCCGTCACCGATGCCTGGGAATCCATCGTTGGCACGGTGCGGGGGGTGATCAATGGGGCGTTGTCGTTGGCTGGACGGGCAGTAAATGCCTTCATTGATCAGATCAACCGGCTCATTCAGGCGGCCAATTCAGTAAGCGCCGCCGTGCGTGGCCCGCAGCTGGGGATGATTCAGCCCGTCGAGGTGCCGCAGTTTGCCGTAGGCGGCCGGGTAGATCGGCCAACGCTGATCGTGGCCGGCGAGGCGGGCCCTGAATACATCGTGCCTCAGCGGAAAGTTCCGCAGTTCATCCAGGCGCAGATGGGGGATCAGGGCCTTGGCATCCGCCAGGGTGGCACCGTCGCCAGCGGCGGCACCTTCGCCCCGGTGATCACCCTGCAAACCGGCCCGGTGATCCAGCAGCCCGACGGCTCGCAGTGGATCAAGATTGAGGATGCCCAGGCCGTTGCTGCTGACGCGGTTGGCGAGTTCTGGGAGCAACTGCAGACATATCCATATCGCCAGGCTCTGGGGATGGCCTGATGCCCGACTACGGCCCCCACGTCTACACCCAGACCCTGAAATGGATGGACCCCGGCGGCAACGCCCAGGCCCGCTGGCACCGACTGGATGGGGTCAACAATCTGCCGTTTTCATCGTGGGATGCCGGCGATGGTGACGGGCTACAGAAATGGGAGTTTCAGGAGTTCTCCTGCCCCGGCTTTGATTCTGGGATGCAGACCCCTTCGGTCACGATCAACTGCGCCTATTCCCCTGCTGTAATGGCCCTGGCCCTGAAAGCCAATGCAGCCCAATGGTTTATTGAGCTGCGCCAATATGAGGTTGTGACAGGTGGCCTGTCTTTCATCGCTTCGGTTCTCCTGGGGAGCATCTCCGCCACTGGCACCCTGACTCAGATCTCAATTACGGGCACCAGCTCACCGCCTCCGGTTGCCGTTACGATCCCGCCAATCATTCTCACGCAGCCGATTATCGGCACGCCCTGCGTTTTGGATTTCCCCTGATGCTGGCATTCTCAAGCTCTAGCAAGGGCAGCGGCGGATACGGCTCCGTCACAACGGCAAAGCCTGCCCAGGTTGCCCTGGGGGGATCTGCGCGGCCAACGGCAATCAATGGCACCGAACCATCATCCTCTTGGAATAGCAACCAGCAGGCGATGAGTTTGTTGGAGCGGGCGCCAATCGTCTGGTGTCGGCGCGTAGGTGATAGCTGCGGCAGCCCCTCAGACGACGCCATAGGGGGTGTGCTGGTGAGCCCCAAGGCCACTGCCTGCCGATTCGATACTCCATTGCTGGAGGGCCAGCCCGTCGCCAATGCCGTCTCAGTCAAATGGAGGTTGGTGGTTTCCCAGGGAAAGCTTGGCGGGATTTCGGTTAATGGAGTCTTCCAGGGCCGCTGCAGGGTTGGGCAGTTCAGCCAGTCCTATGACCCAAAAACCGCTGGCACCTGGACACCCGGCAATTTCCTGGTCGACGTCTATTCAGGCACGCAGCTAATAGCCAATAAGGTGCAGGCGCCAACGCAATGCGGAACGGTTGGCACACACAGAGATCTAACGACTGTATCTTTCAGCGCTATAAATTTCAACGGCTTTGACGCCGATGGCGTTGGCCTGCCGGATCGTGGCCACTGGAAGCGGCAGATCCATTTGTTTATCCGCAATGGCGTCGAAACAACTAGGCTGCTAGACGATGCCTATGGCAGTTCTAACAACTTAGCCGACCTTTATTTATACTTACTGAACAACGATGGCCGTACGGCAAAGGTTCAGATTGATCGGGAGTCGCTGACCGCAGCCGCCCGGTTCATGGACGTCAACGGGCTTTACTGGAATGGGGTGCTGTCGGGGCCAACCAGCATAAGCGACTGGATGAGCAAGATCGGACCTTATTTTATGGTGCGGGAAACCAAGATTGCAGGGCGTTACGGCCTGCGGCCGTTGCTTCCCGTCACCCCATCAGGGGCCATCGATATCGAGCCTCTAACCCCTCAATGGGTATTCGACAGCGAAGCGACTGTTGACGGGAGCTACATTTGGCAGTTGGTGGCCCCAGAAGCCAGGCGGCCATATCGGGCGATTGCGGCATGGCGGCAGCAGGGGGCAGAGGGCCTGTCACGGATGGTCAGGACCACTGAGGCCAGATATGACGACACGCCAGACTCGGCGCTGGCGGAGGAGCACGATCTCTACCAGTTTGCGACCCATGAACTGCACGTTGCCAGGGCAATGCGTTTTGCCCAGGCCAAACGGCGATACATCACCCACTCGGCAACGGTGCAGATCCGGCCGGGCTACTGGAATTCGAGCCTGGGGGAGGGTGAGTTGATTGCGCTGCAGCTGCAGCGCCAGGACGTCGAGGGGGTCGACGCGCCATTGCGGGAGTACTACTGGATCACCAAGCTCACCCACGGCCGCGAGGGGGTGTTGGCCCTGGAGCTCGAACACTGCCCGGTTGACGATCGGAACCGCTCGCTGGTTGCTCGGGATGTTGCTGCGGTGACGGTTCAGAATGTAGTCCTGCTCACCGGCGACTCTGCCCCCAACTGTGACGCTGATCCCAGTAGGGCCACCGACTGCAGCATCCCGGCCCCTGACGAGGAGTCGTGGACAGAGCAAGAAGTGTGGACTTACGGGCGTTTTGGCCGGCGCCCAATCCCCGGTGAGTACCTCGGGAACGGTTATCGAAGCGGTGGCGGTGGTGCTGCCGGCGCCACCGGCGGAAGCGGTGGCGGTGGTGCGGGCGGTGGCGGGCCTGCTGCTCCCCTGCCCCCCACAGGCCCTGTTGAGCCCCCTGGGATCCCGTCCCGGCCTGGCACTCCTGATGGCCCGGCAGACCCCCCGCTGCCACCCCAGCCCCCAGTTAATTATACAAAATATGTTTTACTTTTAACCTTTATCGGAATTGCCCCATGGACTAACTACGGCATCTATATCCAGCAGGTTGATATTCCAATCTCACCAGGTCAAACGGCATATGTTGATGATGGAACAAACGAACAGGTTACCTACGTTCGCATAGTGAACGCAGACGGTACGCTAGGGGCCAGAAATGAGTATCAGCATCTGGTGAACGGCAGTGTCCAGCAAACATGGGGCTATGAATGGAAGAGCCGTTCGCTGAGCCCTGTAGGCCCCGTCTGAAATGGCCAACTTCCCGGCACTCCGCCCCGCTACCGTCCAGATCACTCCCGGCACGGTGCCTACCACACTGACAGCGGGCTATGACGGCAGCACAACAACCAGCACAGCGGATCTGGTGCCGACCGGGGACGTGCTCGACATGACATTTGAGGGGATCACCGAGGCCGAGGCCCGTGGCGTGGTTGATCATCAGGACGGCGAAGAGGGCCGGGCGTTTCAGTTCACCTCAACCACCCTGGCCACTGGGCTAACCCCAGCGGGATACCGGTGGACCTATGCCCAGCCGATCTCCCAGGACGACATTCGTGCGGTTGCTGGCAGCGAGTTTTACCGGCTGTCGATTCGGTTCCTGGGGGTCAGGGTTCGGCGATCCTCAACCCCATCTGCTACGGCAACGCTGCGACTCCGAACCACGGCCGCCAAGGCGCTGCCGGCAGGCACCCCCTCGGCATCCGCCACCCTGCGCCTCACCACTACCGCAGCGGGCATGGCAACTGGCACGCCGGCACAATCAGCGTTTCTGCTGCTGCGAACCACCCCAGCAAACGTCAAGGTTCCGACTGGGGAAGATCCGTATTTTGATGATAACATATTGCTTTGTGGATTTAATGGCGCCAACGGATCTCAAACATTTGTAGACGAAGGCCCGCTTAACCTGTCATTAAGCGCAATAGGTAATGCTCAAATATCAACCGAGCAAAGTGTTTTTGGCGGCAGTTCGCTTAAACTTACCCAGCCAAACATTGACAGCCCAGCCAGTGGAGTACAGCTGCCGATCGATTCCAGGCTGGTGGTACATGGGGAATTTACTCTTGACGCAAGAGTCAGGCTTCTCAATGTAAGGCGACACACAATCTTAGGTAATTCACCCGGAAACCTGCAAATCGGTTTGGACTCTGGCGAAAACAATATATTTATGCACTATGAAGTTGGCGAAGCATACGAATCTTACAACGTCAATGCCACGCTCAATACTTGGCTAGCTTTACGATATACCAGAGCGCTTAATGCTAATGGTACCGGATGGATTTATTACTATTTTGCAAATGGCAATCTGATTATGGCCAGAGACTCTGGACTGCTGGGTAGCTTGAACTTCTCTGGCGGCAGAATTGGCGTCGTTCCACCTTCTACTCATGGCCTGCACGGTTATATCGATGAATTGCGACTTGGCAGGGTTTGCCGTGGAATCACGGCCTACACCGTAGACACTGCGCCATTTCCCCGCACGTAGCCGGCGGCACTGGGCCAGGTCAAACCGCTCGCAACTGAACCCCGGTGACCTGCCACAGGTTCCCTGGCAGCAGGGCCCAGGACGGCGCCAAAGCATATCGCCATCGAACTGGCGTAGGCGGGACTGCCCGGCCAACCCAAACCGCAGCAGGCAGCTCAAACGATGACAGCAGCCCAACCGTTCTAAAGTGCGTCGCGAAATCGCCGAACTGCGTCGGGCTGAACACTGGTAGCGGCAAGGCCACGGTCTGCCCGGTGAGGCTGTCATTCAACCTAAACCGCCTATCAAGTTCGGTTGCGATATTGAAATCGCCCGTGGTATGTGGCCTGCCAATTGGCAAGCAGGATTCTGGGAAATTCATCAGACGTAAACTCCGTTGATCTCAATGCTATTGGGATTGATCGGAAATACGGCCCCGTTAGATGGTATCACTACACCCCAATTGGCAATCATCAGCAAGCGATCGGCAGTAGGTGCCCCGCCTAATCTTTGGTAATAAGCTACATACTGAGGGGATACAGTACAGGCGGGATGATTGATCTGCTCTGCCCGTATGATTGTTTTATCTGCGCTGTCGTCTCGCGTGACGGTCAGCGTGGCAGGCACGCCCCCGGCGGTGTAACCCGCTCCAGTCACCTCAGAAGCTGTAAGATCAGAGCGGAATGAATGACTGGTGCTAGGGGTGTAACCAGCCCCCAGCAGCATGGCGTAGAAGTTGCCGGCGTTCGAGTTTAGGGTTTCATTTATGATTGCATCGACTGTTGCATTTGGAACCATGATAGGCGAGGTAGTTGTCATCGCCGTTTCAATTTTCATTTGTTCAATCCTGAACACCCCACTGTTGTGGCTCTGGGGACTACCAAAATGGTTGCAGCCTAAGATAATTTGTTGCGCTGCGCTTGATCCCGTCGGGCGATAATAAAGCAGAATACTGGCAGCTCCCGTGATATTTGCATTCCAGGAAACCGGCTCGATGATTAAAGTATTTATCCCGGTTGTATTGTTCATTGAATTAGACAGCGACAGCAGCTTCCCGCCTGCTTGATAGCCTGTCACAATACTGATCTCACCGCTACCAATCGCAGCCATGGTGTCGTGGGTGTCCCTATTAAATACAAAACTGGAAGTCATTAGCTGACCGTAAAACGTGCCGGTCAGCGGCATATCGGCAGTGGCCAGCGAGTATTGGGCCCGGTTGCTGAGGGTAAAGACGGGCATCGAATGAGGCTAGGTCGTTGAGGCCATGCTACCGGGCCTGGCGGTTACTCATCGTCAGGCTCTCCTGCCGGATCCATGCAGCGGTTGCAGCCGATGGGGCCGGAGCAGTTGCACAGCCCCTCGATGTGCGGCAGGTGGGCCCAGGCGGCGATCAGGTGGGTGGTGGGTTGCTGGGCGCGGTGGCGGGCGATCAGCTCCCACAGCGGCCCAGGGCGGCGGTCCTGGTGGAGGGTGCCATTGATGACAACCTCCCAGCAGCCGCTACCCCTAGCATCGGTTCCAACCCGCAACTGAGGCTCGCACGTCATGGCACCACAGCCCTGGATGATTCCACAGCTGAGCCTAGAGGCCGAGTCGGACCTACGGCGCATGAGGGAATTGTTGCAAACCATGAGTCGTGATGAGCTATTGGGGCATGCGGACATTCTTCTAAATCAAGCGGTAAACAAGGCGGCCGTCATCAGCCAGGCGATCCGCCACATTTCCGAGCTTGAGGCCAGGGAGGCGGTGCAAGATCCAGCTCCGGGGCTGATGCCACAGGACTGGGCGGCAGGGGTGCTGGGGGGATTGGGGTAGGGTCATGCGAATAGGTCGGGTTGAGCGCTCCCGACACAAGCCGGTGACAACCACAACCGCTCGCGCCGTCCGTTCAGGCCATTGGTGCTGTAGCCAGCCCCTCCGCCTGCCTTGCCTTCGGTGACGGACCAGCCACGGACCAGGAGGTCATCGTGCTCGGTGTCATAGCCGCAGAGGATCACCCGCAGCTCACGGGGGGCGGTGATGCACCATTCACGCACGGCCAGGGCAACGTCAGTATCGACATGGGCATAGAGATCGCCAGATGTGGCATAGGGCGGATCCAGGAAGACCGCTCGAGCGCCATCGCCCCCGGTGCAGAT